CTCAGTAATTGAAATACGGCGGTCTAGGTTTACGCGGTATTCAATAGACCTTTGCCCCGAGTCTTCGTAATAGAACGTGTAATAGGTGGTGTCGGGTTTGATTAGTGGCAACGTTCCAGACTGAGGTGTAAGCGTTCCCAAGTTATTAGGACCTATTGCAATACCTAGAATGCTCGAAATGTTTGACGTGGCTTTATAGAAAGTTTCACCTTGCGAGTTGGTAAAGATTATTTTTTTACCTGGCTTTGCTTTAGCGTTTAACCAAATATCCTGTGCTAGGGTTGCGTAGTATTCCGTCTTTGGTTGGTTTGTAAGCCAGAGCTTTGTATTTGCGTTTAGCGTGTAGTCTGTCGCGTCATAGTTCGGGAAGTCCGCCCATTTGAAAGCGCCGTTGAATACTTGTCCAGCTAAAGTAGTAATTCCGTAGTCTACTATCTTTCTATTATCAGCATAGGTAACTGAGCCGTCTATATTTGGGTTGGTAACACTATACCAAGCTACACCGATTTCGAACCACGTTCCACTTGAAGCAGTCACAGCGTGCAAGCCTTCGACAAGCGGGTTTGCCGTACCGCCGTCAGCTTGTAAGATGTTAACCTGATCGCCTATTAGGAACGTGTTTGTGACGTTAATACGTACATTCCCGCCTGAGTTGGTTAGGGCTGAGGTGTAGGTAAATTCTGCTAGGTATTCTTCGCCTATTTCTAGGGTATAGTTAAAGAAGCAGTTGATAGCTTCGTAGTCCGTGTTTACGTTGGGTTCAAAGTCAAACAAGACGTAAGAACTTAAAAACCTGCTGAGGTCCAAAAGCCCTAGTCCGTCTTCTATTCTTGGTAAGACTTTAAAACGTCCTATTCTTATCGAGCCGTCGTACACGTCAAAAATATATTTGAATCCTGTAAGGTTCTTGTTTGTCGAGTCTATTAAGTATTTAATAGGGTTGTAAGCGGGTGTAAAGCTTTGGGGTTGTGCTATTGTAGTTTGTGCCATAACAATATTATTTTAAGTCCGTGTTTAATTAGAAAGCAAAATAGGCGTCGTCTGTGAAGTACTGCTCTTTTATGTAGGTCGTCGCGTACCTAGTCGCATCTAAGGCGTCGTCGTAAAGCTTCACGGGTTCGTCCGTTATTGTGTCGCCTATCTTTTTCCATTTGTAGTTTTGGTATTCCTTCTTTAGGTATTCGTTTTCAAGACAGAACACCCCGAACGTCTTAACGTTGTCGATACCTTTCTTAACCACCTTGTTCGCGTTTAAAACATTGTAGCCCGCTTGGTTCATTTCGGCAATGATCTCAGGGCGTGCGTAGTCAGCTATTATTTCGACTTCCTTTTCTATGTTTAGTTCAGCTAGGCGGTCGATTAGGTTTGAGGTTGTTAGGTAGCTTTCGTAAATTACGGGTTCTATGAAAATGTCTTTTTCGTGCCAGTAGACGCGCATTAAAGCCGTCGGGTGGTTATACCCAAAGTCACACCCATAAACGTACTGAGTAAAGCGTGCGGGCCTGTGTGGTAAGAATGTAAAGTTTGAGTAGATGTTTGACTTGCTTATAGCCTTTTCACCTAGCGCGTAAATTTGGTAAAGGGCTTCGTCCGTTCTTTTGAGGTCTTCAATTTGTCGTTTGATACTATCAGGCAAAAACGGGTTGTCGCGGTACGTGGACTTAATTAGAATGCTTTCGTCTTTTGGTAGGTCGTAAAGCCAGCTTGTCGAATCTGAGGGGTTGTAGTCAAAGATTAGCTTTTGTTCTGTCCTCATGTTTAACTGCGTGAAGTCGTCATAGAATAGTTCGTTCGCCTCGTTACACCATGCTAGGTTACGCTTACGCCCTCGAATCTTTTGCTCGTCGTCCACACTAAAGAACTCCACCATAGACCCGTTTGTAAAGGTGTAGATATGTTCTGACATATTGTGGCTAGCCTTGTCGTATATCCCCGACTCTTTAAGGACCTCGAAGAAGTCACGCATAGCGGTTGCCCTAAGTGCTGGGAATGTCTTACGAATAATCGAAACGACTACGCCTTTGTTCTGTAGGCAGTACACTAGAATAAGCTGACAAAGTGAGTAGGTCTTACTTGAACGCGAACCCCCTTCGTTAATGATAAAACGCGCCTCGTTATTGTAAAGCGCGTCGTAGTTACGTTCAAAGACTATTGTACTCTTTAGTTCCATTACTCGATTGTTTCAACCTTTATCAATTCTACCGCCCATGTAATTGGGTAAAACGCCGCTAGCATGTTATTGCAGTCCTTAACATACACAGCTACGCCTTGTTCTTCTTTCCTTAACCTTACGTTTGTAAAGGTATTTTCGTGTATGGTAAAATCTGGTCGAGTTATTCTTAATGTCAGTCTTTCCATGTTACTCTAGTTCCTTAGTGTCGGGTCTAATTATGCTTATTTTAATTTCGTTTATGTTTTCGCCATTTGAGGTTACGTCCGTCTTTTCGGTCAACGCATTTAGTCGGGCTACGATATTCTGTTGGTACTGCCCAACAAGCGCCCCTTCGACTTGGTCGTTTCGAATTTCTTCTTTAATACGCGTAACGATGCTTACATATGCGTCGAACCCTTCCCCTACACCATACCAATAGCGGTTAATGTCCGTCCCTTGTTTATTACAGAACGTCTTGAACCCGTCGATAGTTAACGGAGGTACGTGTTCTTCGTACAGGACGCCTTTATTTGTTGCTTTGGGGACTTTGCGTGTACGTCCTTTGGTTTCTATTACGTATTGTTCGAATAGGCTATAAAGGTCTTCTGGTGTCTTTATGTATTTATGCTTTGCCATTGTTCGTCTTTTTATAGTGGTCTAGAAATTCGTCTTCTGTTATGTACTCTAAACATAATAGTCCGTCGGCGTCTGTCAAATAAATTATAATATGCGCGCCTTCATTTTGTAATTGGTTTAGAATTACCTGTGCGGTGTCTACCATGTCTTTGCCATAATCTAGAATTGCGTACTTCATTTAAATAGTTTACCTATGCTACCAAGTTCTTTTATTACGTCCGTGTTATTGTCGTAGTGCGTAGCTATTCCGAGTTCTTTTACCTTTTCTACTTTGGCTTTGTTTGATCCTGTAGCAAAAATTCTATCTGCTGGAATAATTAGCGTATCTGTAGCATCGTCGTAAAGTTCTTTCAAAATGCTTTCTTTGTCACTTCGTGCAGAAATAACGTATAGGGTATTACCTTTTGCAATTAGTGACTTTGCTAATTCGTAACCTTTTTTGGTGCTTAACGTGTCATCGTAGTCAAAAGATATTTTTGAACCTACAAAAGACTTCTTGTAAAGGCTTAGGGCTTCGCGTGTATGTGTTTCCCAAACTCGGTTACAAACAGCATAACGCTGGCTTTCGTCAGGGTAAGAACCTACGCTTTCTTCGTCGGCCATGCAACGATTAATGAAGGTGTCTTTCTTTTCTCCTTTAATTGGCTGAGGCATTTGTTTTACGTTTACGTGTTTTTGTAGCGGGTTTTTTACGTGCTGGCTTTGGTTCAACTGCCTGAGGTTCTGCGACTGCGTCAGCTTCTTGAACTTCTTGGTCTATTCCCGTGTAGGAAATAGTCGATTTTTCGAATAAATAGCCTAGTCCGATAGTATTATAGTAGCTAAAGCGCTTCGGGTCTATCTTGTCGACCTCGATTTTGCGTTGCCCTAAGACTGAGTCGTAGGTAATTATAGTCTTACCTTTGTATTCTTCTTTAATTTTCATCTTGTTTCGTGTTTAGTTCTTCGTCTAGACGGCCTAAAATAAGCGCAACTGCGCCAACCCCTAGAACTTTTAAGTACATTGTGTCACCTTCGTAGGCTAAAGCTATGCCAGCTGCCAAAAAAGACAGGGTAGCGACTACATAAAGCAGTTTATAGGTGTTCATAACTATATTGAATTTTTTTTATTTTCTGTTTTAAGTCTCTGATCATGTAATGGGCAGACGTTCGGCTTACGTTAAAGTAGTCGGCCATAGCTTCGGCGGTCTGTTTCTTTAGGTCAAAGTAGACTTTTGCTATTTGCTTTTCAACGGGGTTCGTTATTTCGTCGCGGTATTTCTGAATGCACCACATTTTGAAGTTAAATTCGTTTTCAAAACGTATCTTTTCTAGCACTTCGTCGTCTTCGGGTTCGTCTATTAGGTCGGGGTACTGGCTATTTATGTCGTCTTGTTTGTGGCTTAGGCTAGTGTTCCAAATAATTTGATATTTGATTGTGTTAAGTAGGTAGCTTTTGACGCTATTTTCGTCCGTCTTTGCGTCGGGAATAGTTAAAACGTGCAAATAGGCATTGTTTATACAGGTGTCAGCGTTCAGCATCGAACAAACTAGCTTCTTACTATTGACATAACGAGTTAGAAAGTAATTAGCGTATGCCCTTACTTCTTCGTAATTCTCGCTTACGTATCTGTCAAGCGTTCGCTTTAAACCATTGTAAGAACTCATTGTAAAATTGTGTTCGTTCCTGAGGGGCGCACAAACAACGGCGGTCGTATTGCCCTGTTACCCTGTTTTTAATTGTTTGCAACTTACGTAAGTGCATTTTACTAAGCCTTTGAGGGTTCAAGTTGGCTAGTATTCCGTTTATTTCTAGTAATTCAGCCTCGTTAAGCATAAGTCAACAACGTAAGACAATAAAGAAACAAGGCACGCGGTAAGAAATTCACCGCTTAAAGCCCACGTAGTCCAAAAACCCATGCACTTAGGACAACCTAGCCCGTTGTGTAAATAGATTGTAAGGCGATTTAAAGGCACTTCGGTAAAGATGCGGTCTATTAGGTCCTGTAATGGCTCAAAGTTCGTTAGAAACCAAGCTAAAGCCGTGTAAAGTATTATTTCCATGTGTTTAATTTCTAAACAAATATATGTTTAATTTTCAAACAATTAATATTTTAAACAAAAAAGCCCCTTTTTACGGGGGCTAGTTACTAGTGTAGGTGTTTATATAAATACTCGTCTAGTTTAATGAGGGTCGAAAGGGCTACGTCTTTGCCGTCTAGGAAATTGTTTATTTGGAAATGGTGAAACTTGCCAGTCCGTTCTTTTATTTCCGTGACTATTTGGTTTCTTGTTCGTGTTTTCAACAATTCCTTAAGCCCACGCCTTAGCGCTTCGTCTTGAATGAACATGATCATGCTTTAAAAGGGTAAGTCGTCGTTTGAAACTAGGGGCGCAGATTGTGGGGCTACGTAAGGTTCAGAAAAAGACGCGCTAAAATAGCTATTTCCGTTACTTGACGTCTTAACCCACAATGCTATTTCCATTTCTTTGCCGTTTACGTTCACTTTTCCCCTGTAGTCGGGTTGGTTAGCGCTTGTTTTTTTGTCGTTCTTGAAAATTGCGCCCGTATTTGTTTTGTTTTCCATTGTATATATTAATTAAGGTTACAAAATATTGCGTAGATTATTAGCATTAAACCTACTGCGAGAATAGCCATAGTGCCATAAGCTGCCATCTCTTCTCGTCTATCGTCTTTGTTTAGTTTCATTGTTCTTGTTGTTTAAGTTCTTCTCCTGTTAATACAAAGTATAGGTTTTGAAGTTGGTGGACATATTCTATATTAACACAAAAATCACCTGTACCTGTTGTTAATATAAGTTTGCCTTGACAAAAACTAAATGGTGTATTTGGTAAGTTAAATGTACAAGGTAAGTTTAACGGTGCAATAGCAATACTTGTTAGTGCAATACCTACTTTATCAAATCCAAACTTCACAAGCCATTCTTCGGTTAGTGGGATAGGTTCAAAGTCGCTAAAATGCTCAATGTCTTCATCTGAATAAACATAAATTGGATAATCTCCACTACCAGATACATCAAGTGTTACTACTTTGCAGATGGTTTCATTTTCAATTTCTTCATTAATACCATCATCATAATCATGATAAATTCCTTTAATGAGATTCCCTATTCTCAATTCACTTGCTTTCATTGTTCTTGTTGTTTAGATTGTTGTAAAAACTCTTCAACTGTTGGTCCTACATTGTCAAATTCAGCACTTTTTGCCCAATCTTCCAAGACTTTATCCCGTGGTGTAACCTCGAAATACTTTTTTAATTCTTCAATTGTTTCTTCTTTCATTGTTCTTTTTGTTTAAAGGTTTTCACTTCGTGTTTTACTTGTTCCCAAAATGAACCTTCATTGATAATTATAAACGAGTTCGGTAACTGCAATGACTTAATTTGCTTAACTATTTGTTTTTCGTGTTTGATACACTCATCAACTGCAATTAATGCACATTGCTTGGCATCTAACATTAGATAGTGTTTTGACTCATAGTTAAATTTATCTACTAACTCTTGTGCTTTTTCTTGTGGTGTCATTATTCTTGTTGTTTAAAGGTTTCATTGTAGTATTGTTCTGCATCGTCATCAGAACACGGATGCAAATCTGCTTTGTAAGCATTTTTAATATCATCCTTCTCAATTTCTTTGGCTTGTTGAATAATATTAAATAATTCTTTCTTATATTCTTCATCTGCATTTGAAACAAAAGATATTAATCCCATTTCTTTATTAAGGGCATCAACCAACCATTCTACTGCTGTCTTCATTGTTCTTGTTGTTTAAAGGTTTTAGTTTCTTGTACCATATGTAAAGCGAGTGTCATATACTGCTTAACTTGTTCGTCCGTGTTTTTCTTGCTATCCCATCCAGATAAATATCTAATATGTTCGAATGTATCGCATCCAGAACACGAACCATAGTCAACTTCCGTAAAAATATAGTCGTCTAAATTCGGTTGGTAGGTATTATTGCAAAGTATAAAAATTATATTGCCTTGATAGTGGCCATCGTCAATACTTTTAAATCGTTCCCAGTCCCAAGAATTATTGTAACTATTCGGCTCAATTACTACTAATTCAAATAGCTTCTTATAAATATCTTCGTAGTTAATTGGTTGGTTTTCTTTTAACCATTCTTCTAATAGGTGCTTACGCTCATCCCATTGTTTTACAAATTCTTTTATCATACTTCTTACATTTCGTGTTTAGATATGTGGCAATTTTTACCCCTTATCCTTGTTTAAATTGTTTTACTTCGTCTTTTAGTCGTTCAAGGTACAAGCAGAAGTCCATAGCCTCTTCTTGAGCGTGATTAAGCCATTCTAACGCACTTAAATCAGTTCGTGTTAACATAGTTCCGTACTTCTCTATTCCTCGTTGTGAGCGGTCATAAAACTTGCTCATTACTTTTAGGACAATCGGGTCTTGTACTTTCTGGTTCATTGCTCAGCATTTTTAAGTTCGTCTAATTTTGCTTCGAGTAAGTGAATATTAACTTTTAATTGTTGACTTTCTCGATTAGCAACCCTCAATTGTTGTTCGTGATTTTCTACTCTTTTTTTGTAATATGACAATTCATTAATAGCTTTTTCATATCTATCAAGAATTTCTCTTATCATAAGCTCTTTCATAGGAATTTCATTAAGGCATTGTAATACTCACGACAAATCTCTATCTTTTCTTTAATGGCTTCGATTACCGCTTCATCTTTTTGTACGTAGAATACTTTTACCCTGCGGTTCTTAGGCACTTGACTGAACTCGTGTTTACGTAGAATCTCCTCTCGCAAGTCTAAATCCTCTTCAATCTTGTGTAACTTCCAATGAGCTCTGCGGATTTCATCCTCAACCATATCAATAGGAGTATCTACAAGGCAGTAACAAAGCATTGATTGAGTCTTTCCAGTCAACCACATATAACCTTGTAGCTGATAGAAGTAGTCTTTGTTTGGAATCTCTGTGTCAAAAAACGGAAAGGTAGTAGCATCCCAACTTGATTTCACGTCTAAAAGTACTTCATCCGTGTTTACGTCGGGCGTACCTGTTACCCAGTCGTTACTGAAATGTTCGTCGTTCTTTAAAATAAAGCCTAACTCTAGGACCTCGCTAGCTAGTTTAATGCTTTCGTCTTCTACTAGGTTACCTTTGTCGGTGTAACGTGAGTTAAACGTCTTGACTATTCCGTATTTTGCTAGTAAGACTTGTTCTTCTACGTAGGTCTTAGCGGTTTGGCTTAGTATTTCGCTTTTCGAACGCGGTGACGTCATTACTTTCCCAAGTGCCGAGCATCGTACTTTAAAAGCAGTCATAGGGCTTCGAGCATTTCGGTTTGTGACTCAGTTAAAGTGAAGCTTGACGTTATCTTTTCCTTAGTAACCTTACCTTCTACAATGGCTTTACACGCGTCTTGAAAGCGTTTGTTATCAATAGCGGGTAATTTCTTTACTTGTTCACCGCTTGCGTCAGTGTCTTTGTCGGTAACTAGGCCTAAAGCTGAACTGAGGGCGTAACGTCGAACGTAAGTAATAGCAGACCCCATAACTTGAAAGTCGTTCATACCTTTGAGTTGTACGCCTTGCGGTATTGCCGTAGTGCTACTAATTTCTTCGCCACTTTCTACGTGGAAAATGCACGTTACTAAGTCTGTGCCGTTAATTAACTGCGTAAAGCCTAGCCCGTGTTTCTTTAGTAGCGGGTTAATCTTGTCGAAAATAGCGGGTAAGTCGGCGTAAGAATAACCGAACCCCTGAGTTCCTTTGTGAATTACTGGTACTTCTTGTTGGAAATTAGCCAACGCTTTAAATAAATTTTTCATAGCTTGTTTTTAATTGTTATATGCAAATATAATACTTATTTCAATTCCTTGCACTTTTTTTTGTACGTCGATATAATTTTTTTTAGTTCGTCGGTGGTGTACTTACGCACTTCGTGGGCTTCGGCGTGTAATTTTAGCAGTCGTTCAGAGCCTATTCGCTTTTCAATTCCTATTTGATATTCTAAAAGGTTGCCGTGTTTATATCGGTTACAGGTTACACATTGAGCGTGAACGTTGTCTTCGTTGAATGTAACGGCTTTGTGTCCGCCCATGCTGAAATAATGGCCAGCGTCGTACTTTTCACCTAAAGAACCGCTGCAACTTACGCAAGGTTTGCCTTGATCCCTTAGACGTATGTATGTATTGAATACTTTTTGTGCTTCTTTTAGCCAGTCTGAGTTCGTTTTTATTTCGTTCTTAAGCTTTGCCTTAGTCTTTTTCCATTCCTTAGCCTTAACTTCTTCTACAAACGCTTTAATACATTCGTCTTTTAGGCAGTATTTCGCGTTGAAACGGACAGGCTCGAACTTGTCTTTACAATTACGGCATCTAGGCATTACGTAGGAATTTTAAGGCTTGGTTTTTATTCTTAAATTGATGTACTACAAATTTTCGTTCTGTGAAGTCGTATCTAACTGCTCGTAGTTCAGACAACACTCTTGCTTGTGTGCATCTCTTACAGCTAAACAGAGTTCCTTTTCTGCTTTTAAGATTGTATTCTCGTCTATTTTGGTCGAATTTATCGATTGTTTTAAACTGGTAACAAGACCAACATTGTACTTTGTCATTCATTATATGTGTTTGCGTATAGTTTTGTTCTTATTCGTCTTTTTATATGTTTAAGCGTATAGTTAATCTTTGACTATTATATAAACTATTGTTATAAATAGAATAATAAAGCAAATTGTGTCTAATCGATTCATAGGTCTATGTCTTTAAACTTTAATTCGTTTTTTAGTTCTTGGTAGGCTACTCGAAGTTCAGCGTTACGTCTTGCAAGCTGATTTAGTTCTCGGTTAAGTCCTTTGATTTCGTTTTCCATTTCAATTATAATCAATTCAGTCTTGAGTAACTGCTCTTCCGATTCCTTACTTCCGTTGATGTAGTCTTTGGCATCAGGTTTATCTATCTCAAGTTTTTCACGTACGTTCTTGATTCGTTCTCGAACTACCCAAATAGTGTTCTTTGCCCAAAGTATTTTAAGTGATAAATCCATTTTAAAAAGGTGTTTGCGTTTGTATTTCTCTTGGTCTGTATGGTGCTAAAGGGTCTACTCCGTTTATTTGGAAGCCTATTCCAGAGTTAAAATCGCAAATTACGGGATAGTCCATCTCAGTATGTTTACCTCCAGTTTCCATATCCTTGACCTTTTCTACTTGAATCCAAGTCTTGTACTTATGCTCAGGATGTTTAATTAGACGGTGTATGACTAACATATCATCACAGCGGTTTGTAAAGCTCTTACCTCCCTCAATGTGGTCTTTCAAAGGTGCTTTTAAATGTCCTTTCAGTTCTCCCTCAGCATATAAGTTGCCACCTCTACCTGATTCTGAGTTAGGATGGGTGTTTATGTAGATAGTCATTCCGTTGCTATTTACAAACTGACGTGCCTTGTTCATAAACTCGTAGTTACCTGCAAAGCTCATCTCTCTATCAAGTCCAGTGAAAGGGTCTATCAGTCCTACTTTAGCTCCGCTCATTTGGAATATTTCAAGAATCTCATCAGGTTTGTACAATTTCGAGTTGTCTACAAAAGTAAAGTATTGTTCTAAATATGCAAGGTCTCCGCTTATTTGTGAGTGGCTCAGTTTACTGAAGTGCTTACCTCTGTACATCTGAATCATATCTCGTAGGATTTGACCTTTCTGATTCTCTCCTGACCAAATGCAGAATGTTAGTTCGTATTTAAGTGCGAGTGTAAGAAAGTACCAGTTAATCCAATACGTCTTTCCAACATTGTCGTGTCCTAAAATGATGTTGAGTTGCTTAGGTTTGAATCTTAGGTGCTCATCTAAGAAGCAGTCAAGACCTAAACCTTGTTTTATTTTTCCGTCTCGTACATCAAGTAGGTATTTAAGTGAATCTCCTTGTTTTAGTAGCATCAGTTATTTTTTAGTGCGTTAAGTAATCTATCGTTTTCTTTCTCAAGCCAGTTTGCGTTAAAACCTTTCCAAGAACGCTCTACGCATTTTCTTAAAATATGGTTACGGTCTCCTCCGTGTTTTTCTACTTGGCTCATAAATGAGTTAAACGCAGTTTCAGTATTTACGGCTTTTAATTGTTTGCGAACTTCCATCCATTCAAGAGATAACTTTTCGTCAAAACCATTATCAAGAAGCGAAGCTAAAAAGCTATATGTATTATTCTTTTCTTTCTTTTCATTCTTGTTAGTGGTCGTTTGCTGGTCGCTCGTTGGTCGCTCGTTGGTCGATTCGCTGGTCTCTAATTGATATTTATCATAGTTAACTAACTGAATAATAGTACCTTTTGAGCTTGTTTTGATGGCTACTTCGTTGGTCGATTTTAGCTTATCTAAAGCAGTTCTAACTTGACGAACACTTAGTCCAGTTTCCATCGCTAAAATATCTCTTGAAGTAACTACACTTCCTTTGATTAATTCAATTCCCTTGAATCGTTTTTCTTTGTGGTTTGCTTTCAACATTAAGTGTAAGAAAACACGAAATGTATTTGGGTCTGAGTACCACTCCCAATCTAAAATCTTTCTGTGTAATTTAATCCATCCGCTCATCTGCAACATTTAGGATATGAAAAAAGCCCATTAAGTTTCGTGGTTGCAGCACTACTCCTCAATGAGCTTTCAATAATTTTTTAACTTGGGTCTGCAACACCCGTACAAATATAACCAACTAACTATTGTCTTGTTCTATTTGTTGAAAACTATTCTCGTAGTATCCCATCTTAATTCGTTTTTTTAAACGCTTTAGACTTGGCATTGTGCTAATCAACATAACATCTCTTTTCAGGTCTGCTCCAAGTTCTCCTTTGAATAGCTTTTTGACATTTGGAAACTTTGAATCTCCGAGTGCCTGTTTTAGTGGTTCTATCTCTGCTAAATAAACTGCATCCTTGAATCTTAAAAGGTCGTTTTGAACACTGATTCCGTACATAATTGTTGCGTGATTCTTTCCAAACATTTCTCCTATTTGACTAAATGTTAAACCTGCTTGTCTTAGTTCATTGAATATAAAGAAACGCTTGTATATGATTTCTCGCTTTCGTGTTTTATCAGTTAGCTTGTACAATTCAATTAACTGGTGTATGATTTCAAGTCTGTTCATAGTGGTGTAATAATAAATTTGCCGCTTTCGTAATTGCCTGTACTTAGTAGTTCGTGTTTTGCGTAGTAAGCTAGGCTTTTAGAATAGAACCGCCACTCTTGAACGGGTCTAGATCCAATATAATAGGTAAG